CCCGACCCACGGCTTCCCGGTGATCGAGGCGACGTGGAACTTGATGATGCAGTAGCCCTCGTCACCGTTGCGGAGCCAGACGGGCTCCACCCGGAGGGCGTCGGACAGGCCGTCGCCTGCGTTGACGAGCTTGATCGTGGTGTGGGTGAAGTCCTCGCCATCGAGGTCTCCCAGCGGTGTCCCCATCGGGCCTCCTCAGTCGGTGGATGGAGCATGGTCCATGGACCATTGACCATAGCCCCGTTAGGCTGGTTTCTTGGGGGCGTAGTTGCGGACGTGGAGGCCCCACATGGCGGGCCCCTTGGGGTGGAGCAGAGCCCCGAGCGCCAGAAGCTCGCCCGGTGTGAACACTGCGGTCTCCACCCCGGCGGCGTCGAGGTCGATCAGGACGAGGTGCTGCTCGGGGGTCAGCCTGTCGGGGGGCACCTTCAACTCGATGGCCAACTGGCGGCGGGCGACCGGGTGCCAGCAGAACAGGTCAGGCCAGCCGACAACGTTCGTGCTCGTCACCCACTTGCGGCCCTTCCCGATGGAGCGGCGGACGTGGAGGTGCCGCCAGCCGAGGACGTGCAGCGCCTCGACCACGGTGGCCTGCAAGTCGGCGTGCGAGATGGGCGGCCCGGTCATGCCAGGTTGTCCATGCCGTGCATCCCCCCGTCCCAGACGAATCGCTCGGCCCGGGGCTCGCCCAGCCACTTCACGAACCACTCGCCCTCCACCAGGATCAGGGGGTTCGCCCGGCCGTCGGCCTTGAGCGTCACCCAGGCGCCCACCCTCAGCCCCGGCACGTCGGGCAGCGTGACCACGGCGTGGCGGTCCCCGTTCACGAGCTCGGCCTGTCTCCACATCTGGTCAGCCATCGGGCCCCCTCAGCAGCCCCAGGTCCGTCGCCCAGGCCGGGTGGCCGTGCACGAAGTCATGATGGCGCCGGCACAGGGTGATCAGGTTCCCGAGCTCGTCGGGGCCGCCCCTCCCTCGTGGCCACAGGTGGTGCGGGTCGAGGCGCCCCCAGCATGGGCGTTCCTCGAGCACCGGAATCAGCATGGCGACGTTGTGGACGTGGAACATGCAGCCGCCGTCCCGGAGGAGGGCCCGGTCCCGGAGCTCTGGCGGGGTGCCCCGACGGCGGACGGGCAGAGCCCGGCGTGAGCGGCGTTCCCACGCTCGGGCTGTCTCCAGGCTCGCCCGGAGGGGGGTGCGGCGCTTCACGGCCCCTCCTCCGTTCGGGCGGCGTCATGCGCAGCGAGAGCGGCGGTCGCTTCCGGCCACCAGGTGTGATCGGGGATGCTGCGCAGTGCGGCGGCGAGCCGGTCGGCGAGGGCACGCTCGGCGTTCAGACGGGCGACGAGCACGTCGGCGATATCTCCATCGTTCACGGCCAGCACTCCTGGTGGACGTACACGTGGCTGCCGCCCCGGCGGGGAATCAGCTTGTGGATGATCGTGCCGGTGGAGATGACCCCCTGGCACAGCGGACAGGTGGCCAGGCCGTCGCCCCCGTTCGGGCCCTCGACCACCTTGGCGTCGGTGGTCATGACCGCCACGTAGTCGGCGGGCCTCATGGCAGCACCGGGGGCGCCACGTCGGCCCAGGAGCGGCCGTCGCCCGGCCGGTACCCCGAGCCCGAGCAGGCCTCGCAGCCGTGCTGGCACAGGTAGTCGAACATGCCTGGGGCTCGGTGGTCGCCTCGGGCGTGACCGCAGATGCAGTCGGGCCCGGCGGCGATGGCGGCCTCGTCTCGGCGGGTTTGCTCCTTCACCCAGCGGCGGAGGCTCATCGCTTGTTGCTCGCTGGCCAGTTGGTGCAGGTCGCCCGGTGGGGCACGTACCGGGGCCCGGGCGGCGGCTGGCCGGGAAGCAGGCTGTCGAGGAGTCCCGGTGGGGCGAGCTCGGCCTTGGTGAGCACGTGGGCCTTGCCGTGCACGAGGGTCACGTTGCCCCGGTCAGTCGGGGCGGGGTCGAGGGACAGCCACGCCCCGGACGCCTCCGTTCGCACCCACCTGACCGGCTGGCCGCAGCCCTTGCAGTGGGCATCGGGGGCGGTCACAGGTCAGGCCCTTCTGCGTGATACCCGGCCTCCACCGCCTGCAATGGCGGGCGGCCTGGGCTCCGGGTTCGGTTGCCTCTCCGGGGCCGCTCGGCCTGCGCCTGGCAGCGGTCGCAGTTGAAGCGGTCATGGTCGGGGTCGAGGCAGCCAGACGCCCAGGCGTAGAACGAGGTGGGGTGGCAGTCCTTGCAGGGGTAGACGGTGTTGAGCAGAGCGGCTCGATGCCCGGGGCGGGCGGGCTGCTCCAGCCTGTCGGCGTAGGCGGGCGAGACGTGCACCCATCCCAGGCCGCCGCAGCGGGTGCAGATGCCGTCGGGCTCTCGGGACAGCGGGTCATCGTGCACGGCGGCGATCCTCCCCTCCGCAGCGGACCACGGTGGCCCCGTCGGCGAGGCGGGAGAACACTCGGGCCCCGAACGCCTCGGCGAGCTTGGACGGGTCGGCGTTGGTCGTCACGATGGTCGGCTGGTGATCCATCCACCGCCGGTTGACGAGGGCGTAGAGCCGTTCGGCCGTCCAGTCGGTGGGCCGCTCCGCCCCCAGATCATCGAGGATCACCAGGCCCCGGTTGAGGGTCACGCCGAAGTGAATCGCCCGCACGTCTCCCTTGGAGTGCACGGTGCCGCCCCGGTCGAACTGGGTGGGGTCGCCCCCCGGCCGCAAGGCGTCCAGCAGCTCGACCACCGGCACGAACAGGGGCACCTCGTACTCTCGGGCGGCGGCCACGGCGGCGTAGGTCTTGCCGGTCCCGACAGGGCCGACCAGGATCAGAGCTCCGGCCTCCGGGCTCTCGTGCTGCCAGGCCAGCGCCCAGCGCACGATGGGGTCACGCACCGACGGGGCGAGGGCCCCGATGGTGGCGTTCCGGAAGCGGACAGGGATGGCGGCCTGCCAGGCGATGTCCCACGACTGCATCATGATCTCGTCCACGTAGCCGTCGATGGTCTCTCGGTCAATGTCGCTCATAGGTGCACCTCTCCGGAGGGGAGCTCTCGCCCCCCGTCCAGGCTGGGGTCATGTTGGGGTTGGGTTGGGGCCGTGTCCCGCAGGGCCAGGTCGAAGCCGTTGCGGGTGAACGCCTTGATGGTGGGCAGAGCCCGTTCCAGCTGAGCCTCGGTGTACCCGGCGTCCAGGGCCTCCTCGACTCGGGCCCGGAGCGCCAGGAACCCGGCGACGGGCTTGGTGGGCAGTCTCTCCCATTCAGCCCGGGCGAGACGGTCTGCCGTGGCGGAATGGGGGCGGGCCTCTGGGGCGGTTGCCTGTTTGCGCTCGGTCTTGGTTGGGGTCGGCTGCAGGGTGAGGTCTTGGGGGGCGGTGGGGCGCCCCTCAGGCCCCGGAGGGGCCAGGGGTTTTGGGGTTGGGGTTGGATCTTTGGTAGTTGGTTTGTCCCCCCCTTTCTGGCCCCCCTGTTTCTGGCCCCCCTCCGGGCGCCCCCCAACCTCGGGGCCGCACCACGAGCAGCGGGAGCGGCCACACTGCATGCCCCCGGAGAGCAGGATGCGGTACAGGTTGGTGCGCCGGTTGGCGGCCATGCGGCCGTCGGGGGCGGCGTTCAGGTGGCGCTCGATGGCGCCCTGGGCGACGAGGCGGCCGATGGCCTCGGTGGTCGCCCTGTCTCGGCGCAGCCCGGCCTCCTGCCCGATCAGGCTCACCCCGGGCCACGACTCCCAGGCGCCCTCGTGGGGCTCGCCCGAGCTGTGGTTGGCGAGGCTGATCAGGACCAGGCGGTCAGAGCCGGTGGTGCGACTGTGGGCGAGCACCCAGTCGATGGCGGCGACACTCATGGGCCTCCTTCGGGGTCAGGAGAGGCGGTTGGGGCGATGAACCTACCCGGGCCCTCAGATGCCGAGGGCGGGCAGGAAGGCGAGGAAGAACACGAGGCCGACCACGAAGATGATCAGCCCAACCACGAGCCCGTAGGTGACGCTGCTCATGACGCCACCTTGGCCTTGGCCTTGGCTCGGGCGATGGCTGTCTCGGCCGCCTCGTCGGCGGCCTCTCTGGCGGCCTCAGGTGACGCAGGAGCCTCCGGGGCGGTGTCTGGCGCCCCCGGGCTCTCGCCCGGCTCTCCGGCCTCAGGAGCCCCCTCCTTGACAGCCTCCGCAATGGCGGCCGTCACCCGGGCGCTGATCCACGCCTCGGCCTCGGCGAGCTTGTCGGCGGGCAACTGGTCTGGCTTGCCGTACAGGGCGGCGAAGTCCCGCTTGGCGGCGACCTTGGCGGGCCCGGCGTCAATGGCGTTGAAGGCGTCCACCAGGGCGTCGGCCTCCGCCTGGCCGATCAGCTCGACCCCTCCGGCCAGCCACTCGGCGAAGATGGCGGCGAACTTCCCTTGTTGGTTCTGCTGGAACTGCATCCCGGCCAGGGCGGCGCACCGGGTCTTGCCAATCTCGATGGTGTGCTGCTGGTCCATCTGCGCCACCACCTGGAACTCATACTCGAGGTCGTCCCGCTGGACGGGGGCCATGCCGAGCTTGGTGACCTTCTGCTTGCCGTCGGCGCCCTGCTCTTGCACGTAGTCCTGTCGGGCCCGGGTGCAGATGATCACGTGGGCCGACGAGCGCAGGATCGCATCCACGAGGGCGTCCTGGATGGGGGTGGCTTCCTTCCAGCCGGTGTACTTGCCCCCGGCGATGTCGAGGGTGCCCCCGGCGCCACGCCAGAAGTGACTGGCGGAGTCCACGATGATGACGTGGTAGCCGCCGTCGCCCGGCCAGCGGCCCTGCGGGACACGGGCGGCCCCGGCCTCGGTGAGCGTGAGGGCGAGGTCACGGGGGTTGTACGGGGGCTCCCAGCGGATCGTGTCGAACGTGAAGCGGTCCGCATAGAGCTCCGCCGCACCCTGCCAGCTGTCGGCGGGCTCGGTGTCGATGACGAGGGTGGGCCCGTCGGGGGCGAGCACCTCGGCGACGGACAGGGCCGTCCAGGTCTTGCCGGAGCCTGATGCGCCGGAGATGGCCAGGCGGGCCCGTACCTGCTTGCGGACGGCAGCGTGCCCGGCTCCCAGGCGAGAGGTGGCGGTGCCGGTTGTGCGGGGTCGAGGGGCCTCTGAGGGCCCGGGGTCGTCGTAGCTCATGATGCTGTCTCCTGTTGGGTTGGGGCGGGGTCGGCCCAGCGGCCGGTGCAGTAGGCGGACGGTGTGACGTGGAGGCGCTGTGCGGCCCTCCAGTGGATGGGGGCGACGGCCCGGTGGCGGGCGAGGCGCAGGCCGCCCGGCGTGACTCGGGCGGTCAGCGTCCGGCCGCACTTCCGGCAGACGCCCGGGGCGAGCTCTGGGGTCATCGGGGCTTGACCTTCACGGTCACGTCCTCGGGCCTGACGCCCAGCCCAGGGACGGGGCGCCCCAGGTAGGTCACTGTCTGCTCGACCTCGGGGAGGCACTGGCCTACGGCGGTCTCCTCGCCGCACTCGGGGCAGCGCAGCACTGACAGGGGGGCGGGGGGGATGGTCTGCCACTCGGGCGGCCACACGGGCCCCCCGGCGGCCGTGGCCATACCCGGCGTCCAGCCTGCAATGCACCCGCACGTCAGGTACACGTCGGCCCGGTGCACCCGGTCGCTGATGACGCAGAGCTCCTGGACGCCCGACAGGCTCACCTTGCGGGGGGCGGCCTGGTCGGCCTCGCACGTCGCCAGAGCCCGGGCCCAGGCCAGCACGGCGGCCTCGTCCACGATCTCGATGCGGGCGGGCCGCTTAGTGGTCTTGACCTCGCCCGACGGCAGGGTCAGCGTGGCCCGGCCCGTGTCATGGCGCCAGTCGAGAGCGAATCGCTCCAGGTGCCCCCGAAAGAACTCGACCTTGCGGACGATGCGGCCGAGCTCGTGCCGCTCCCACAGGTCGATCTGCTCCCGGTAGAGGGCGGCCTGGTCGCTGATGGCGGCGCCCTCGGCGGCGTAGGCGGCGAGGAGGCGCATGGCCCACTCGGCGGCCCCAGTGTCAGTGACCTCCCACGCCTCGACCTCGGGGGGGAGGGGTTCCAGGTCGGCCGGGTCGTCGGCGTCTGCAGGGATGCGGTCGGGGTCGAACGGGGCGGGCATGAGCTCCGCCGGAAGTGCGTCGGTCATCGGGCCTCCTGTTGGGTGGGAGGCCGCCAGTCTAACCCGGGTTAGCGGGCGAGGCTACGGGGCTACCGGCGTATGCGGGGCACGATGAACACGAGCAGGGCGATCCCGGCCAGGATCAGGACGATGGTGACGAGCACGGGCGACCTCCCTGAGACTGTGACCGGCCCCCAGCCCAGGCCCCGAACTCGGAGCGGAGAGGTACTAAGTCAACCTCCCCGAGCCCTTCCTGGTGCAGGAGGCCGGTCACCCAGCCCCAACAGGCGCCACCCTAGTCCCCCGGAGGAGGCGGGGGAGCGGTGTAGGCGGGCCCGTCGTGACCGGCGACCTTCATGATGGCGGCGACCACGCCAGAGCTCGTCGCCACGAGAGCAGCGACGGCGGCCTTGCCGAGCGGGCTGACGGAGGGGAACGTGCCCTCGGACGAGCCAGCCCAGGCGCCCACGTCGGCGAGCCAGCCCATCAGCGACAGGCCGAACATGCCCACGAACGTCTGGAAGGCCGTCCGATAGGCCGCCCTCAGCCAGTCGATGGAGCGGAGCTTGCGGAGGAGGTCCATGCCCGCAGAGGGTACGTGCCGAGCCCGGCGCCCCGGGGGGATGGTCACTGAGGGCCCGCAACCACCTCGGTCTCGGGGTAGAGGATGCGCTGGACCATCGCCCCGACAGTGCCGTTGCGGAACCCGGGGTCGGGGTCGTCCCGGTCCATCAGATTCGTCCAGACCTCCTCCAGCTTGGTGCGGGCGTCCTTGTTCCAGCGGTCGTTCATGGCGATGCTCGCCTTGGCCCCGTCGAGCAGGGTCTGCTTCTCCTCAGGCGTCCACACTTCTGCCTCCTTGAAGGATCGGATCATCTCCAGGTACACGTCCCAGGGGAAGCCGAACCCGGGGTCGGTGTGCCCCCCCGACACTCGCAGAGCCCGGGTCACGTCACCATGACCGCACAGCCCGTGCAGGCCCGACCTGATCTGGGCGTCCGTCAGCCGGAACGGCGGGATGACGTACACGTCCGACCACACGGCGAACGCCCGGGCGCCCTGCTCCATCGTCGCCAGCGAGCTCCGGTCCAGCCACTCCGCCCGGCTCTGGCGGGCGTACCCGGCGTGCTCGATCTGCAGCGCCCAGTCGTTCACGGTCCGGCCGATGTACGGGGCGCCCTTCGCCCCGGCGCTCTTCCGCTCGTCGGGCACGCACCGGACCGTGCTGTTCTCGTCCACGCACAGATGCGTCGAGCCGGTGGCGTTCGGGCGGGCAAAGAACTGGGCGCAGTTCTCAGCCGTCAACGGCCCCTCGGGCGCCTCCATGTCGTGGACGATCCCGAGTGCCGGCGGCCAGCACACCGAAGGGCGAGGCCATTGCAACGTGGCGGGCACATACGGCAGGTGCTCGAGAGTCACGGGCGCACCCTACGTCAGATGGCGTCCTCGTCGTCGTAGTCGATGGCGCCGACCTGCTCGGCCACCTTGCGTGAGCGGCGGTCAATCCGGTTGATGGCGTCCCTCGTGTTCGACCCCCCGTTCGGGGCGAGCTCGCCCTCCACGGCGGCCACCCGGAGGCCGATCTCGGTCAGCGACAGGCCCATGCGGTCTCGCTCGGTCTTGGCGTGGTCGAAGCCCTGCTGGATGCTGGCCTGCATGGCGGCCATCCGACGGTCGAGGTTCCACAGCCAGCGGACGCCTCCCACCAGGCAGCCGACGGCGGCGACGGCGACGGCCCCAGCGGCGGCCGTGGCGAACGCCTCCCCGAGCTCGCCCGAGCTGATGCCCAGGACGAACCCGGCTCCGGCGGCCACCCCCGCCGTACTGGTCAGCAGCACGTGCTCAGTCTGCCCGGTCCAGGCACGCACAGCGTTCATCCCAGCGCACGCAGGGGCTTTCCTCGCATGAGGCCGATGAAGCCGAGCAGAGGCCCGGCGTCGGGGGCTGCAACCCAGTCGTCGGGCAGATTGGCGGGTTCGACGTGGGCCACGAGGGCGGCGGCCTCGGATCGGCTGTGCGTAACCCGGGTGGGCTGGTCGGGGGCGCCTAGACCTAACAGGCAGTGCGGCACTCCGGACCATCTTGCCTCCACGCTTGACGCCCACCCGGCGCTCGTCACGATCAGATCGGCGCCGACCATCTTGGGCGCATCTCCCCACTTCTGCAAGGACACCAGCAGAGCTCCGGGCGGCAGGCTGTCCTTGACGGTGTTCTCCATCGTGTTCCTCATGTGCGTCGGGCTCATACATGCCACCACAGGGGTGCTGTCGGGCACCCCCCACTCGGAGCGGACCTCGGCCCGGGTCCGGGTGAGCCCGTAGGCCCACGGGTGCAACGGAAGCTCGTCCACGTTCCAGTCACAATCGGGGTGGCTGTGCTTCCCGAGGGTGATGACGGGGCGGCCGTCGGCCCGGGCCACGTCCCACCACACGGGGTCAGCCACGAGCAGGTCCGCCTGGAGGCTGGCCAGGGAGGCCTCCATCGACTCGCCCCCGCAGCACCCGGCCCGCAGATGGGGGATGCCCTCGGCGTCGAGCGGCGCCCACTGCCGGGCCCCGTCCCGCTGTGACAGCACCACCCCGTCGCACGCCCACAGCACCGCCACAGCCCGGGTGAGCGGCCCCCAGCTGAGAGGGTCCGCCAGCCAGCCGATCACGAGGACCCGGAGCTCACGGGGTCGCACGCCGTGCTGCCGCCCCGGCCTCGCATCAGCAGCGCCATCTCCCCGTCGCTGACGGAGATGGACTGCGTGCCGAGATTCTGGACGTACAGGCCCACGGTCAGGTCGGCGGCCGGGCCCACGAAGTCGAAGGTGATCCCGACCTCGGGGGCGAAGAAGTCCCCATCGAGGGCGGCCTGGTTCCGCCAGCGGCGGATGGGGTAGTAGCGGGTGGCGCCGATGACCCACTGGGTGCGGACGTAGAAGTCACCGTTGGCCAGGAGCTCTGACGTGTGCCCACCCCGCACCGTGAAGCGCCCCGAGGCGGGCCGGGGGATCGTGACGGACACCAGCGGATCGGCGGCGGCCCCGGCGGCGAGCTCGGTGGCGCCCACCTGGAAGTCGCAGTACGTGTCGCAGCAGTCGATGGACGGGCCGGGCGGATCGTCGTTGATGGCGAGCAGCCGTCGCTCCAGCTCCTTGAGCCGCATCTCGTAGTTCGCCAGCAGGTTGTCGAGGTCGTCGGGGTACCGGAGCATCAGGAGGCGTCCAGTTCCGACACCATCACGCAGTCCACGGTGGCCAGGTGCGTCTCGCAGTCGAGCTTGGTCTTGATGATCTTCATGCCCTCCAGCATGTCCACCTGGCCGTCCTGCAGGTCCACGTCGAGGAGGCGGCCCGGGAGGAGAGCGCCGTCACCGATGACCTCCTCGGCCGGGTCGAACGCCTGGGTGCGTTGAATGGCGAGGCGGAGCACGTGGGCCCGGCGCATCTGTCGGCCCCGGCCGATGGCCTGCTCGTCCACGTCGGCGAACCCCTCGATCTTGGCGGGGAACACGGACTCCCAGCCGAGGTCGGGGCTCAACTGGTCAACCCAGATGCCCTCGTCCAGTTCGAACCCGTCGCCTCGGCCCATGACCGCCACCCGGTCGGCGTGCATCTCGGTCGCCCACAGCCACTCGTAGTCGGCGATGTTGCCCCCGGACGCCTGGTCAGCCCACATGGCGGTCAGGCGCCCCCCGGGGGGCTCGTAGCCCAGCTGTGAGTACACGGCGATCTCCCGAGTGTTGAGGGCGGGTGTCTCCGGGAGCCAGTCCACGCCCCCCTGGAGGTCCACCATCTCGCCCATCCCGGCCAAGATGTTCTGGCGGCCCGAGTACTTGTAGGCCCGGGTGATATTCGTGCCTCCGCCATCGACCACGTTCATGCCGATGAACAGGTCCGTCTTGCCGACCCCGGTGTCCTGGGCGTGGGCGACGAGCCCGGTGATGATCGTGCCCGGGTCGCCCGACAGGTACAGGCGCTCCTCCTGGCGGACCAGCACGCTGTCCCACAGGACGCCCCCCTCGGCGGCCCGCAGCTGGAGCTTCAGGTTGACGGTGCCGAGGCCCCCGGGGACGTAGACCTTCATGCGGACCTGCTGCCAGGTGCCCTGTATCCGCCAGTCGATGGTGGACAACTGCTCCCACAGGAGGTTGCTCGACCCGTCGAGGAGCTCGATGCGGAGGGCGCCCCCGTCGGGCGGGGTCATGTAGTCGAGCACGCCCGTGTTCACGTTGACCCAGGCGGTGATCCACAGGAACGTATCGAACGGCTGGCCGCCCACCGGAATCAGGGCCACGTACTCGAGACCGGCCCCGGCGGCGGTGATGGCGGAGATGCCGACGGAGGCGGTGCCGGAGACGCCATCGGGGCCGGTGGCGGCGTCCCAGGCGACCGTGGAACCTCCGAAGGCGGCCCACCCGGCGAGGTCGGTCGGGAAGTTGGGGTTGATCGTGACGAGGTTCGGCTGGCTGTTGAAGCGGCCCACGAAGCGCCGTTTGAGGGCGTAGCCGAAGCCCATGCCGTTGAGGGTCAGCGTGGTCGGGGCTGGCCTCTGGCGGGGGCTCGGCAGCACGTAGGTGACGAAGTTGCCGTCGTAGAACACGGCGAGCTCTCGCCCGTCCAGGAACTCGCCCCCCGAAAAGAACAGGGCGGCCGTCGAGTCGAGAGCGGCCATGTAGGCGTCCCCTCCGCCGATGCCGTTCAACTCCCACGTGAGGCTCTGGGGGTAGGCCCTGATGGCGCCGTGGCTGGTGCCGTCGGCCTCGACCACGGTGCACGTCCAGGGGCCCGGGGCGGCCAGAGGCGTCGGGGGCGGCACGTCAGTACTGGGTGGGGTCGGGGCAGCGGAAGTCGAGCATCACCCGGAGGGCTCGGAGGCCTTGCAGCATCGGGCTCGTGTCCAGGCTGGCGCCGTCGGGCCTGCCGAGGAACGTCAGCGTGTCCGCCCCGAAGAAGTCGATGGTCAGGGTCAGGTCGCTGTTCGACGTGACCCAGGCGAGGCGGAGGGCGTCCCACAGGGCCCACACGTCGGCGCCGTCGGTCGTCAAGTCCCCGAGGGCCGGGCCGATCGTCAGGTCGAACCCCAGGTGGCGGACGTCCATGTAGTCACGCTGGCCGATGGCGCCGTGGTCGTTGCCCTGCGTCACGTCGTTGTTGCGGACAGGCGGCGCCCCGAGGCCGACGATCCCCTGCCGTCCCCAGCAGTAGTCGGTGCCGTCCCCGAAGCTGATCGAGCGGCTGGCGATGGCCACGGTCACCCCGTCGGCGCTCACCCCACGCTCCCCTGCAGAGCGAACGTGACCTGTCGGCCCACGAGGTCGGCCTGCTCCCGGGGCGAGGCGCCCGGCGGGACCGGCACCACGATGTCACCGCTGAACTCAATCGTCGTCGTGCCCGGAGAGGCCCCGAGGATTGCCGGAGAGGCCCCGAACGGCGGAGACAGGGAGAGCGCCTGCCCGGCGGCCTGCGTTGCAGTCGGCAGAGCTCGTGTGAACTCTGACAGGTCCGGAGGGACCAGCCCCTCCGCCAGGCCGATGTTGAATCCGGCGGCCACGTCCCCGCCGATCTGCATCATCACCCGGGACGGGCTCCCGAGCTTGAACCCGGCCCCGAACACTCCCAGCGTGGCGTCCACGACAGCCTGAGCGGCGGCCCTGATGGCGGCGATGCTGTTCTCCAGGCCCTCTTGGGTGCCCTCCCCCACGCCCTCGCCGATGGCGATGGACCGGAGGCGGGCCTCGGCGGCGATGGCGTCGAGCTCGGCGAAGAATGCCTCGTCACCCTGCGCCAGAGCGGCGGCCAGCCGGGGGCCGACAGTCTCGGCGACCTGGGGGCCGAACAGGTTCTCAGCCTCCTGGTTGGCCTCCTCCACGAGCCGGATCGTGCCGTCCGTGATGCGGGTGGCGAACCCCCGCACCCGGGCCTCGGCGGTGTCCTCCTGGAGGGCGATGAAGTCGAAGCGGGTCTCCATGTCCGCCAGGGCGGCGTCAGAGGCGGCGGCGGCCTCAGCGGCGAGCCCGGCGGCCCCCACCCCCTGGTTGGCGAACGTGGAGGCGAGGTCGGTGGCGCCCCGGGCGATCAGCTTCTGGAGGTTGATCGTGAAAGCGGCGGCGTCGGCGGTCTGCTTGGCGAAGTTGTCGAGAAAGGCGTCAACACTGTCTTTCGCCTCGTCGCCGAACGTGGTGGCGAAGGCGTCCTGCACGCCCCCCAGCCCCTCGGCGAAGGCGTCCCCGAGCTCCCGGGCCTGGTCGGCGAGCTTGCCCAGGTTCTCGTGGAGGTCCTCCACGGGGATGTTGGTCAGGGCCGACACCTCGGCGAACTGCTGCTCGGTGTCGGTGCCCCGCAGGAAGGCCAGGGTCAGGTCGTTCATCGCCTCTCGGGCGGCCACGATGGGGTCCACGTCGATGCCCACGTCCGCCCGGGCGGACGTGAAAGCGGCGATGGCGTCGGCCCCTTGGAAGCCCAGTTGCAGAGCCTCCTCCCGGGTGATGCCCAGCTGGACGGCGAGGTCATCGGCCCCGGCGGCCGTCTCGTCCATGGCCGCCAGGATCGAGTCGAGCCCGATGACGGCCTCCGTCAGCTGCTTCCGCTTGAACGGGTCGATGGCCCGGTTGGCGTCCTCGGCGAGCTCGTTCCGGGCGTCGGCGACGGCGGTGAACTTGGCCGCCAGAGCATCGAAGTCGCCCTCGGCGATGGCGGCGTTGACGTCCTCCACGATGCCCCCCAGGAACTCCTCCGTCTCGCCCTGGTCGTCGGCGATCCGGTCCTGGATGATGTCGATGCCGATGGCGATACCGGCGGCAGCCGCCCCGAACTTGACGAGCTTGGCGGTCGAGGCCGGGCCGAAGGCGCTGTTGACGGCACTCCCGACCTTCCCGGCGGCGGCGGTGATCGTCCCGAACGACTGGAAAATCTTGCCCCCGATGATCAGCACGGGCCCAAGGGCGGCGGCCAGCCCGACGGCGGCGACCACGGTGGTCTGCAGCGGGCCGGGGAGCTTGGAGAACAGTTCCGCCCCCTCGGCGGCGAAGCCCAGCACCTCCGCCAACACAGGCAGGACCACGTTGCCGAAGTCGGCGAGGGCCACGTTGACCTCGGCGCTGGCCTTGGCGAGGTCGGCGCTCTTGGTCTCATCGAAGGCGGCGAAGGCGGCATCCGTCTGGCCCACGGAGTCGGCCAAGTGTTCGAACACGGTGGCGGCGTCGGCCCCGTTGTTCCGGGTGAGCGCCAGCACAGCGGCGAAGCCCTCGGCGTCCTCGAACACTTGGCCGAGGGAGCCCCCGGTCCGGTCCAGGCCGTCCTTCACGTCCAGCAGCGTCGGGAGGAGCCCTTGCTCGCCCAGGCTGTCCTTCAGTGTCTCGGCGGAGAACCCGGCGGCCAACAGGGCCTCGGCGCCCTGCTGGGTGGGCTTCAGGAGCTTGTTGAATATGCCCGCTACGCCCGTGGCGCTCTGGCTGGCATCGCCCGAGATGCGGGTCAGGTAGGCGAGCGAGGCGCCCACGTCGTTGAACGAGATGCCGAGCTCTGAGGCGATAGGCAGCAGCCGACCGAACTGGGGGGCGAGGTCGGCGGCCTCCGCCTTGCCCTCCTTGACCGTGTTCACGAGGATGTCCGTGGCGTCGGCGGCCGTCAGCACCCCGGTCCCGTAGGCGGCCAGAGCTCCGGTGACAGCCTGGGCCACCTCACGGGTCTCCCCGAGCCCGGCGGCGCCGGCACGGGCCGAGGCTTCCAGGATGGAGAACGCCTGCTCCCCGGTGAACCCGGCGGAGAACACTGCCAGCAGCGCCTCGGACAGGTCGGTGAGGGACTTGCCTGTCTCCCCGGCCAGTTCCCTGATCTTGGCGTTGGCCTGGTCCACCTGTTCGGCGGTGCCCCCGGCGAGGCCGATGGTCTGCGCCAGGGTGGTCTCCACGTCAGAGGCGATCCCGACGGCCTGCTTCCCGAGCAGGATCAGGGGGAGGGTGAGTCCCACGGCGAGCTTCTGCCCGGCGCCCACGAACGTGTCCCCGGCCTTGCCGATGCGGAGCAGCCGCTCCTCGGCGAGCTCGGCCTCCTGCTGGATGCGCTCGATGTCCCGGAGGAGGGGGTCGGCGTCCACGTCCACCGGCACGTCGATCCGGGCCGCCTCGCCCTGAGCCTCCAGAGCCCTGAGCGCCGATGACGCCTCGGCCGTGTTGGCGTTGACCCGGACGCCCACGTCAAGCTCGTCGGGCACCCTCCCCAGCTCGGCCTCGATGTCTCGGCGGAGGTCGGCGCCCACGGTGTCGAGGGCGTCGGACAGCTGCTCGGACATCTTCCGGCCGACCCGGGTGAGGTTGATCTGCCCGAGCTCCTGGGCGAACTTGTCGTCGTCCGGCCTGATGACTACGAAGGCCTCGCCCACCACGGTCATGCCGGGGTCTCCTCCTCCACCGGATCGGGCGTCACCCGGCCGATGGGGCGGGGGCGCTGAACTGACGGGTCACGCATCGGGGCTGGCCCCCCGGTCAGCGCCATCATTGCACGGTGTGACTCCTCCGACACTGGACCCTGCCCCCACGTGGCCCGCTCGATCCAGAACGGCTGGTCCACGAGGTCAGCGACTCGGCCGTGCGGAAGGTGGCCTCCCTCGACCATCCACATGTGGATCACGTCCATCAGCTGATCCAGGCCCAGGCTCTTCCAGTCCAGCCCGGAGGTCAGGAGCTTGGCGTTGCAGTAGCTGCTGTTCGTGACCGCCCAGGCCGTTAGGTGGAGGGCGGTTCGGTAGGGCGGCCGGTGTACTCCTCGGCGAGCCAGATGATGACCGGCCCGAGGTCATCGTTGAGGTCGAGAGCCCGGTCAGAGTCGTTGCACAGGGCGAACCAGCGGCCCCTGTTGGGGTCGTCAATCAGGGCCCGGCGCACGAACGAGATGACCGCCTGGGCGTTCCAGATGCGGTCCCCCTGGGCGTTCACCCGGAGCGCCAGGGCGAGGTCGGCGATGGCCTGAGGCGCCACCCTCGGCCAGCACAGGAACTCCTCCTCCCACGCCTCCCCGTCGCTGGCTCGCTTCCCGGTGAGCGTGAACGACAGGGGCTCGGGGTCGGGGGCTACTACCACGAAGTCACGATGGCGAGGCATGCTCGGCACCCTAGATCAGAAGCGGGCTCGGAGGTCCTGGAGGGCGTCCGACAGGTAGCGGTTGGGCTGCGTCCCAGGGTGGTTCACCTGCTTGAAGCGCACCACCCGGCCGACCTTCGGCCAGTAGAACACGAGCATGGGCTTCCGGCGGGCCCGGATCACGTGCGGCGGGGTGCCCTCGTGGTGCCACAGGGCGATGGGATCCTCGCTCCCGACGAGCACCTTGACGCCCTCAGGGCCGCCCACCACCAGGCGCTTCACGATGCTGTCCCGGAGGGTGCCCGGCTTCCGCTTCCGTCTCCCGGCGAGGGGGTCTCCGGCGGCGGGCCGGTAGACGCCCACACGGCGGCGGGCCCCGGCCTTCACGATGTCGCCAGCCACCAGCAGCGCCTTGGCGACAGGGCCGTTCGCCCCGTGGAGCACCTGATCGAGGGCACGGTTGTCGATCACGATGTGCCCGGCGAACGAGCCCTTGAGGGTCATGGCAGAACGGCGACCACGAGCCCGGCGCTCAGCCGGAGCGTGGACCCGGCCAGCCCCCCGTCGGGGCCCTCCGGCGTCCAACTGATCGGCGCCCACTGGTGGATGCCGAACTTGCCTGAGGCGTCGGCCGTCAGGAGGGCGTTCATCACGTGGGCCTGGTCGGCGTACGTCACCCGGGCTGTCTCCGTCACCGACAGGGCCGAGGGGAGGTCCACCTCGCCCCCCCTGAGGTCGAGCTCGGCGGCCGACAGGTCACAGCGGACGATGGTGATGCCGATCTGGGCGGCCCGCATCGAGTGCGCCCCCTGCCGGGTGAGCGGCCCCGGCGTCGGCAGCGTCACGTCCCCCTCGTAGCCGCCCGTCCCCTCGCACCACACGGCGACAAGCTCGCAGTCCCAGGCGGGCGCCCCGTGGCTGATGACCCGGCGATCCGGGAGCAGCCACCCGTCCGTCTGGGCCGGGTTCATCTCCCAGTCCTGCAAGGCGTCGAGGAACCCCTCGCACCACGCCATCAGCCGGTTACCGGGTTGCATTGAACTCCACCCGGGCTTGCACGATCATCGCCCGCAGAGCCGTGTCCGAGGCGTTCCGTACCCGGCGGCGGTCGTCGTCGCCCCAGTCGTCGGAGTCCACCCACCAGTTCTCGAGCAACGCCAGAATCTCGTCCTCGGTCGCCCCGAGAGCCCGGAGGCGGACCTGCAGCTGGTCGAGGGGGCCCATCACCTCCGGCTGGATGGCCCGGGGCACAGTGTCGGGGCGGGCGGCGAACGGGTTCACAGGACCTCCAGCACAGCCTCGGCGGCACGGTCGGCGGCGTGCCCGTCGGTTGCACAGTAGATGCTCCGCACCATCCGGCGGCGGTGCTCCTCCCCCTCGCCCCACAGGGCCCGGGTCAGAGCTCCGGTGAGGGCGTCGGGCCCGTCGGCCTGGGGCTGCCCCTCGGGCCACTCCCAGAAGCGGCCCCCATGCCACACGTCCCGCCGGTAGGTCGGACTGTTGAGCCAGACCACCGGCTTGCCCATGCTGGCGAACTCGGGCAGGGCCGACGTGTTATCGCCCACCAGGCAGGCCGCCCCGGCGATGTCATCCCACGTCCGGGCTGGGGTGATGTCCAGCGCATCCCACCAGCGGGCGAGCATGCCCCACGCCCGGGGGTGGCCGTGGCCGACGAGCCGGTAGCCGAGGCGCTCAACCTCGTCGGCGAAGCGGGAGAGGCCGGGCTTGAAGTGAGGGAACGCCCAGCGGGTCTCGGGCAGCAGCGGGTTGTCCCAGTGGAAGGTGAGGGCGACTGTCGGCTCTCGCCCGGGCGGGTGGGCGTGCCAGCGGTCGAGGCGGGGGTTGCCGACGGCGACGGCTCGGGCGTCGGGGTAGCGGGCCCGCCATCGGTCGGCGACGAGCTCTGACGGGCACAGGAACAGGCGGCAGGCGTCCCACCCGTGCGACCCGGAGTACGACCTCGACCTGATGCCCTGATAGGTCTGCCCGGCGCCGTGCTCGACCAGCACGAACTGGCGGCCGGGCAGGTTCTGCGTGTCAGCGGCGGCGGCCACCATCACGAGCCCCGAGATTGCCCGGAGGCCGCCCCGGGGGAGGTCGGTGCCCGGTTGACCAGCCATGTAGATACCGGCCTTCCAGAACGTCCCTCGGGCGTCCTCCGGGAGCGCCTGCCAGACAGGCCACAGGTGCTCTGCGTAGTGAGGCAGGCTGGCGAAGGCGTCAATCACCCCTCGGCCGCCCAGGCCAGCCCCTCGACCCACAGGTGGCGGAGGGCCTCCCAGCTGTGCGACTGGGCCCAGGCGAACGACTGCCATGCGAGGTCGGCGAGCTCCGTCTCCCCGATGGACTCCAGGATGGCGCCCATCCGGCCCGTGTCCGGCCGGTACAGGGCGACTGGCCCGGCGGGCGTGCCGACGGCGCCGTGCAGCTGAGCGGGCAGCAGAGCGGCCGGGTAGAAGCTCCGGTTGGGCTCACAGTCGGTCATCAGGAGCGGAAGCCCGGCGGCGGCGGCCTCCTGAGCGGGGAGGCACAGCCCTCCGTACTGGCGGGGGATGACGCACAGGTGGTGGCCGTAGTAGCCGTCCCAGTAGTGCGGCCGGTCGCCCTGCACCACGTTCAGCGTGACGGCCCGAGAGGTCTGCCGGTAGGCCGGGACGGCGCCGTCCTGAGACAGGATCGTCACCTCCATCGGCCGTCGGGCCCGGCGCAGCACAGCCAGCAGGAGGCGGGTGCCGTTCCGGTCGCCCATGGCGAGCTTCCCGGCCGGGTGCAGCACCCGGAGGGGGCCGCCGGTGTACGGCTCGTAGGCGTCAGGGAAGCGGTCCAAGGCGACAGGGACCGGGACGAGCCTCGTGTCCGGCGGGAGCTTGTCGAGACGCCACGGGGTCGGCGCCCACCACGCCCTCGGCTTGGGGAGCCCGGGGAGCAGCGTGTGCTTGAAGAACTCGGGCATCACGTGGACCACGGTGCCCACCGACTGGTCGTGGGCCCACTCGATCAGCCGCCAGTCGTAGGCCGTCTCGGCGGTGTAGATCACGTCGAGGCCTTCCAGCCACTGGCGCACCTCGACCTCGTTCACGAACCCGTGGCCGTCGAAGCGGGCCACCGCCACCCTCGGGGCGAGGTCGGTGAACCTGTCGGGGTGCCAGCCGCCGAACTGCTGCGCCCCGGACATCTGCACGACCAGGATGCCCTCCGGCGCCAGGTGCCGGGCGGCCTCCCAGGTCACGTTGCCCAGGCCTCGGTTGTCGGCCCGGGCGACCACGCCCACCTTCACGGGCGGATCCCCACGAGGCTGAACGACTCGGCTGGCCTCGTGTCGATGAGCTCCCTCTCGCTGCTGGTCATGGCCGCCACCTTCACGACCTGGAGGCCTCGGCGCTCCATCCTCTCGGCCAGGCTCTCCACGGACCAAAGGGAGCGGCGGGTGCCGTGCCACGTCACCCAGCGGAGGAGCTTGCCCTGCACGGTGGGCTCGATGTCGTCGGCGACCAGGGTCAGGATGGGGTCCACCTCGCCCGAGGTCAGCCACGTGTCGATCACCCGGAGAGGGTCGGCCTCCACGATGGCCAGTCGGCCGCCAGGCACGAGACAGGCGGCGCACTGGTCGAGCACCTGGTCGGCCTCGGTGTGGTTGAACAGGTGGAGGACGTGGTTGAGGAGCACGATGTCGCAGCGGCCGTGCCACTCGCTGAGGTCGGAGGCGTCACCGTACTCAACCCCGGGCGGCAGCACGAGCCGGGGGCCCAGGTCGGCGTCGGGCCCCTCCGGGTCGTAGTCCCACGAGCCAAGATCGACATTGACCCAGCCGTCGAGCACCTGGAGGCCGCAGCCCACGTTGAGCCGGGTCATGCGGCCTCGCCTCGGATCAGCCGCAGCAGACGTGCTTCCTCGGCGAGCGCCCACTTCCGCATGAACTGGCGCACGACCAGATCGGTGATGCCCCGGCGGATGGCGGCCAGCTGGGCTGACGTGAGCCGGGTCATGCGGGCTTCCAGAATCGCTCCGGGACGAACAGGCACGTCCGCCCGGCCCCATCCCCCAGCGCCCCGATGTTCGGCATCTGGGAACGGTAGGCCCTCACGGCGTGTGCCTTGGTGACCTTGCTCCCGGTGCCGATGAACCCGGGCTCCCACCCCCACGGCTTGGTGTTCGCCCGCCAGTAGTCGATGGCGGGGGCGACGAGCTCTGGCCACAGCACACGGGCCGGAAGCTCCTCGTACAGGAACATGGCCTTGCCCTTCTCCCGCACGTCATCGGCGAGCACGTGACAGGCGATGGCGACGGCGGCGTGGTCGGGGTGCGCCAGCCCGAGCGGCGCCAACACGTCCGGGAAGCCGAGACGCCACCAGCGGTCCGCCAGATCCTCGTAGATGGCGTTCACGGAAGCGGGCCCGTACTGGCTGTCCAGATGGCCCAGGTGCTCCGCTCGGGCCCCGAGCCGGGAGAGCGCCTGGTGGTCCTCCAGCATGCGGGCGATCATCGCCTCCGTCGAGCTCATGAACCCGCACGAGCGGTCGTAGGCGGTCACCTGCGGCGGGTCGGGCACCCCGGCGAACACGGTCACCACCACGCAGTCGGGCCGCCCGGCCATCATCTGCCCGGCTGACAGCACCGCATCATCGAGGTGCGGAGAGATGACCATCAGCGGGTCCATCAGTACCTCCGGCACCAGAGCAGGCCGCCCATCCGGGGGTGCCCGTGGATCGTCAAGCGGCCGTGGTCGGCGAGGCGCTGCACCATCGGCCCCCAGCGGGCCAGGTCGAGGTGGGCGAGGTGCGGCATGCCCGGCCCGTGCCACTCCATCACCAGAGTCTTGACCCGGCCCAGGCCCAGGTCGGTCAGGCCGTCGATGATCTCGTACTCCGCCCCCTCGCAATCCAACTTCAGAACGACCTCCCCCTGGACGGACGCCAGCACGCTGTCCACGTCGAGGACAGCCACCTCCCGGCCCTCATCGGCCCGGGCCGCCAGGTCTGTCAACGTCTGGTCGGCGAGATGCGCTCCGCCCCCGTCGCCCGTCAACCAGTCAGAGCGGGCCCAGCCGCCCACAGCGGCGTTCACCGGAGTGATCCTGCCCGCCACCCGGCTCCCCTGCACGTTCTGCTCGAGAGCCCGAAACGTGTCGGGGTGGGGCTCGTACGCTCGCACGTCCCTGGCGCCCAGCATGGCCGCCAGGACAGCGAACGCCCCGAGGTTGGCGCCGATGTCGATGACCGTCGCCCCGGGCAGCCCGAGCTCGGCCATCTTGTAGTCGTCGTTGTCCCAGACCTCCTTGACGGCGTAGGAGTCGCTGACGCCCTCAGCCCACGTGAACGTGTGGCGCAGCCGCTTGGGCCGGTAGGTGCCCGTGACGACCTTGTTGACCGTCTGGGCACCCACGCCCGGCTCGGGGCTCTCCGTCACACGAGGGGCCCCAGATGGCACGCTCCGGAGGTGACCCCGTTCCGCCGGCACGTGGGGTCGGGGGGTCGGGGTCAGGCCGGTGGACATCTCCACGAGCTCGGCCATGCGGTGGGCGTAGGTGTCACGCTCAAGAACGAGCTTGCGACTGGCGGCGGCGTCGGCCTGGCGGAGCTCGGGGTACTCCAGGGCCCGGTCAATCTGCCGGGTCAGGTCATCGAGGTCGCCCAGGGGGTAGAGGGCGAGGTCGGGGTACATGGCGGCCAGCATCTTGCTGTGCGGGTGGATGAGGTAGCCGCCCCGGCCCAGTGTCTCGGGCACCCGGTCAGACCAGTAGCCGCCCGGGTCGTCCTCCATCCCGGCCCAGCACGAGTCGCCCACCAGGACAGGCACGGTGGCGTAGAGCTCCCCGAGGTCGGCGTTGCGGATCGGGCGGCCCTGCACGTCGGCGGGGAGCACAGCGAAGTCGGACCCGTAGGTGGCTCTCAGGTGCGCCACGACGGCGGCCCGGCGGGGGTGCCAGTCGGGGTGCGGGTAGGGGAACGAGCCGACCAGGGCGACCTTCCACGGCCACCGCTTGGGGTTGGGGGCGTAGACCTTGTTGGCCTCGTCGGCGTCCACGCCCGGCGGCATCCAGTGGGCGTTGACCCCGTGGGCGGCCCAGTCGCCCGAGTCGGGCGTGAACAGGAGGTCAGTGCGAAAGAACGGCTCCGAGTCCACCATGCCCTCACGCTCGATCCCGAGGTAGCGGTCCAGGTGGAAGCTGACGATGGGCACCCCGGCGGCGGCCAGCTGATCGAACATGGCGGCGGCCTGTCGGGGGTCCACCCCCCACGTCCGGGTCCAGATGAACAGGCCGGGCGGGTCGTGGGCGGGACGGCCCGGGCGGGCGGCCCCGAGCAGAGCCCGGGTCTGCTGGTCGAGGTTGGTCCTGTTCTCCTGCAGGCGGACCACCTGATGGCCGAGCTTGTTGAGGGCGGCGGCCACGTGCACCTCGGTACACCAGGGGCGGGAGAAGTTGCCGACGTAGGCGATGCGCATGCCCCCGACCTTAGCCCCCTTAGCCCTGGCGCCGTGACGCACAAGAGCCCCCGGGCAGAGGACCGGGGGCTCTTGGCTCTGGGCCCGCTGGCTGGCTCCTGCGCCCGTGGGGGCATCGGAGCGCCTGGGCGGGGCTGTCCAGACCTGAGTGGGGGGAGCCTTCCTGCCCCGGGCGTTTCCCGCACCCGGCGAGGTCTCCCCCCGACGTGTTACGCCTGGGCCTTCTTGGCGGCCCGGCGGGCCTTGGCGGCCTCGTTCCGCTTGATGCGCTTCGCCTCGGCGGCGGCCTCGGGGTTGACATCGCCAACCTCGGGAGCCGGGTCAACCTGGTCGCTGATGATCGACTCCAGGGCCGCCTTGCCCTCGGGGCTGTTCAACTCGGCGGCGAACTGGGTGACGGCCCCGTTCACAGCGAACGGGCTCGGGCCGATGGGCGTGACGCCCGCCTTGACGTGGGCGTCGAACATGGCCTGCCAGAACGGCTCCGCCTGCGCCCCGGTCTCCGGGTTGCTGCTGAGCACCGACAGTTGGCGGAGCAGGCTCGGGACGGTGTTGCGGGCCGAGTCGATGATCCCCCACATGAACTGGTCCACGGGGCTGAAGTGCTTGTGGTCGCTGTAGAACAGGGCGTC